GCTACTTGGTACCAGTCGGGCAACTCGCCTCGCTGTACCCAAATAATCTTGCCGCCTACATTTCGAATACTAGCAATTTCATTAGGAAAACGACAGTCTGAAATTACCACATGATCCTGTGAATTACGCAGTTTGTTTTCTAAGCTGGCAATCCAGATATCATCATGGAACGATTTTCTGCAGACTTCTGTGCCCCAATACTGTAGAACCCAGCGTGGAGTCAATGTAGGCATGTCTAAGCGTTTTGCCCACCAAGGATCCACTTGTTCTCGCCACTCGCGAGCCTGTGCAGTGCGTCCTTCAAGCATGGTTCGATCCCAGCCAAACACATTTGCTACTGCATCTTTGAGTGTTGAAGCAAAACTTTCTCTGCGAAATTCGTGAAAGTTAACTAGATAGTCTGCTACAGTGTCTTTGCCTGAGCCTATAAAACCGCATACCCCTATGATCATAATGTTCTCCAATTAAGAACAGTATAACATGTATGGGATTATGTTGTCAACCGGTTATCCAAGTATACCCTGAGCCTCCGGGCACCAATTTCATGAGATCGTCAGTAAGCTTTTCCATCTCAGTTTGGGCTTCAGTGATCAGTGCGGTACCGTTGAGTTGTGTGCCGCCTTGTGGTCCTGCGATCTGGCCAAACTTACTGCGAGCTTGCCCTAGCATCATCTTGCAGTTGGCCAGTGTATAGTCTTTGATCCATTGTCCAGAATACACATCATCAATGATCACAAAGTCGGGACGACTGTTGTAGACCTGTAGCATCACTGATTCTTCACCGCGAGGACGTTGGTGTATGATCAATTTGTGCGATTGTGGATGCCATGTGAAGTTAATAAATGAGCCAAACATCTTGCCTACTAGTTCTTGATATTGTGCAAACAATTCATAGGTTAGCAGTCCGCCCATGTTTGTGCTGCTTAACAAATATGTGTTGGCATATGCCAAGTTAAATGGTTCAAATACAGTGCCACCTGTGCCGTTGCCAGTTCTTGACCCTACCGATCTACGAAATATCTCTCTGACCTGCTGTATTTCTTTGGGCAAGATATACTCGTTTGTGCTTTCAGTTAGCGTCAAAAACACGTAAGATTCTTCAACAGCGTTGTCGCTGCGCTGACGGAAAACTGCCAGAGAACGATTAAGTGCTGTTTCGTAGTGGATGGGATCTAGTTCTACATCTACCATGCCGTTGCCTAGCATGGCTTTGCAGAAGTCGTATACGGAGTTTTTGGCTTGATCTGATGTGCTCATGCTAGTATTTATTACAGCGGTAAATATATGACTATGCCGAGACTCTCTCTTTACAGGCCCGAAAAGGGCAATGATTTCAAATTTATAGATCGCAATGCTTGGGAAATGTTTCAAGTTGGCGGCACAGATGTGCTGGTGCACAGATATATAGGTACCGGTGCTGCAATACAAGGTGATACGCCTAGCACTCCCGGCTATGCCACTGATAATGTAGCAAACATACAGGATCTGTTGTTTTTAGAAAATCGTGATCGCAAGTATGATCCCGATGTTTATGTGATGCGAGGTGTCTACAACATCTCTGATATAGATTTTAACCTCAGCCAGTTTGGATTATTTCTACAGAATGACACGATCTTTATTACTTTTCACATCACAGACACTGTAGAAAAATTGGGTAGAAAAATCATAGCTGGTGATGTCATAGAACTGCCGCACCTCAAAGACGAATATGCTCTCAATGATCTAACATTTGCCCTGAAACGTTTCTTTGTGATAGAAGAAGTTACCAGAGCTGCAGAGGGATTTTCTGCCACATGGTATCCACATCTGTATCGTGCCAAGTGTAAACCTCTGGTTGACAGCCAAGAATTCAAACAGATTTTAGACGGCATCGCCGACAGTGACTCTTATCAAGGTAGTTATAATTCCGATATCACATACTATCCAGGTGATGTAGTCCTAGCAGCCGACGGTAAGAAATATCAGGTTCTTCAAGAAGTTACTGGAGTGGTTCCTGGAGTTGATCAATATTGGCAAACCTATTATGCCTTGGCAGATACCTTACGCGATGTTGTTTCTACCTACGAAAAAGAAATGCAAATCACTGCTGCGGTATTGAATCAAGCAGAAGCTGATGCACCACGCAGCGGTTATGACACCAGCAAGTATTATACTTTACAAAGGACCGACGACGGAACAGCCGAATTGGCCAGCGTAGATGCTACACAGGTCACTGTGGATACTGAGACGCAGGCCACTGACATAAATGGCACACCGTTGCTTGATACGGACGGCAATCCTATATATGTGGGACAGACTGCCAGTAGTGTGATATTATCAGCGGACGGCGATGGCTATGAAGGTTATCTAACCAAAGACGGTGTTCCACCTAATGGTGCTCCATTCACTGCGGTGAATTTAGCTGCAGGTATAGCATTCCCTATCAATCCCACTGTGGGGCAGTTTGCTCTTAGAACTGACTATCTACCTAATAGACTGTTTAGATTCGATGGCAGGCGTTGGACTAAATTTGAAGACAATGTGCGTATGACTATGAGCAATCTCGGAGCCAGTGATGTGGCCACAGGCACATTTGCAGGCAAAGATGTGAGACAAACACAGAAGGCCACGTTCATTAACAATCCCACTGTGAGCACAATTGATGGACACACAGTCAAACAAAAACAGGGCCTCAGCAAGGCTCTTAGACCTGAGGCAGACGAATAATGGATTTTCACTACGACGGCCAGATAAGACGCTATGTCACACAGTTCATGCGTGTGTTTATTGGATTTAAGTATCAAGCAGGCGACGGCGATCAACGACAGATACCTGTGATGTATGGTGACCTTACTAGACAGGTAGCCAGCATCATCAAAGACAATTCAGAAAATAAAATGCCCACGGTGCCTAGGATTGCCTGTTATATCACAGGGCTTGAAATGGATACTAACAGGCTCAGTGATCCTACATTTATTTCAAAGATACATATCCGAGAACGCAGATTTACAGACGCAAGTGGTACTAGGGAATACACTGGCGCACAAGGCGGCAGTTATACAGTAGAACGGTTAATGCCAACACCGTTTAAATTGACTATGAAAGCAGATCTGTGGACTTCTAACACAGATCAAAAACTACAGTTGCTTGAACAGATATTAGTGCTGTTTAATCCTAGCTTAGAACTACAGACCACAGACAACTACATTGACTGGACCAGTCTCAGTGCCATGTATCTAACCAGCACTAATTTTTCAAGTAGATCCATACCACAAGGAGCAGAATCAGATATAGACATATGCAGTTTAGAATTTGAAATGCCTGTGTACATATCACCTCCAGCCAAAGTGAAAAAACTAGGCATAGTACAGAGCATCATAGCCAATGTGTTCACTGAAGAGGGTGATATAGTAGATTTAGAAAATTTAATTTATGACGGTGCTATTGATATTAAATTAGATGTCGGACCGTTTGGTAGATACGGAGTTCTATTGTTCAAATCAAACACCGGCGACCCAAGCGATAATCAATATGATCTAACATTGGTCAAACCAATCGAAGCTGTGAATTCACTGGGTCTTGGCGAAAAGGAATTTAAAAACGGTGAACCAATTGATTGGAATATAATATTGAATACACAAGGTGGGTATGTCCCGGGCAGTGAAGTTTCGTTTAAAAAAGCCAACGGCTATCCAATAGTAGGCACATTTGTAATCAACCCAATGGATCCTAGCATATTAGTAGTGTCTCTAGATTCAGACACATACCCTGCTAATGATGACATAACCAGCACTATACCTGGAGTAGCTGCCCGTGGCACGATAGATGCTATCATTGATCCTTACAAGTATAATCCTCTAGAAGTATACGGATCACATGCACAGATTCCACTGGGCTTGAGATTTTTAATGCTGGATGATGTCAACAACAGCGAGAACCGTGGCGGTTATATCAATCTACCTTCTAATCCAGCAGATAGCACTAGTGTACCTTATCGTGGCCCACAGGCCTGGAGAGAACCCAGCAATAATGATTCATCGTGGGAAAATCAAGACGGCACAGATCCTATCATCAAGGCCAACTCTATTGTAGAATGGACCGGACGTACATGGGCAACAGTATGGGATCCAGATCAAAATACCGTAGAGGCAGCAGATGTATTGGGACAAGTGTTTCTTCCGTTTTATATACAAAATATCCGTACGGGTATCAAATACAAGTGGGATGGAACACAATGGATTAAGGCCTTTGAAGGTGAATATCTGCCAGGAGAATGGAACTTCAAACTCGCGGGCGGATAAGTATCTGCATGCAACAGCGTGCCGGATTATTATTTTTAGCTAAAACCACAGGACGCATACTATTAATTTTAGATGCCGAGAAGTGGACTGTGCCTACCTTTGCTCGTAAATCCAGTCTTTTAGATGATGCACACACTTTATTGAGTCAGTATGCGCCGGGACGAATAGTGCCTATAGAACTGTATCTGTCAGAGGATCGTGGGTTTGAATACGGCACATATGTCTGTGTGGTTAATCAAGAGTTTTTGACCATGTCATCGAAAACCATATGTTGGAGTGATTTAGATTGTCTTCCCAAACAGTTGCATATGGGACTAAAGACCACATTAAATAATGCTGTAATTAGAACCAAAATAGAAACTATTATGGAGTTAGAAAATGTCATCACTGATTAAATCTACTAGATTTCAAGAAGACTGTGCAAGATATCGCACCGCTATTGCCAGTATGCCCGAAGGTGCGTCTAAACAAGAATCTCAACAACTGCTGAATAAACTGATTGCGGAAATAAAAAAATTAGACAGCATGCACATGGAGATGGTCTATAGTCGCCAGCTGCCTACTATGGGCAGTGAAATGAAACAGGATATTACGGCTATAAGAAAAAAATTAGAAACCAGAATCAAAGACTGGTCACAGGCACAGAAAAATTAAATACTGCCAAAGTTCTTGATGGTTATCGTGCCTATCATAGCAGCATGAATGCTGCACTGGTATCTATAGTTGCCAGAAATACTATCCGGAATCTTCCAGTATAACGTACCCGATGTTTGTCCTTGGGCAGACGCTCCTGTGGTCACTGTACCGCCTGTGGTCACATGTACTAACCCAGTGTTGTAATTTGTGCCGGTGTTGTCCTGTATCAAGAAAGGATGACCTGCGACATTGAGATTGAATGCGATGGTAGTGGCATTAATTGCATAAATTGTAGGATCATCAGTGGTTCCATATTGGTCAAACCTGTAAGCACTAGCTCCGTTGTTGGTTACATTTAATCTTGTAATTGCTGGTAGATAAAATTGATCTACGGTTAATCCAGCAGCATCTGATAGTCCAGTAAATGCTGTAGCACCTGCTGAAACTGTACTGGTTATAGTCACGGTATCTGTGCCAGCATTAGTGGTAATTGAGATACCTGCACCGGCTGCTAGCGTAAGAGTATCTGTGGCTGAATCAGCAACAACTGAACTTTGACCTTCTACTGCGATAGTAGCAAAACTATCAGATGCTGTGCCACCTCCCGACCCTGTAATAGTTATAGTGTCAGTGGTCGCATTAGTTGTAATAGTAATGCCACCTGCACCTACTAGTGTTAGTGTATCTGTAGCTGAATCAGCAACAACTGAACTTTGACCTGCCACTGCGATAGTAGCAAAACTATCAGATGCTGTGCCTCCACTAGCTACTGTGGCCCAGGTATTATCGCCTCTTAGATATGTGGTGTTGTCTCTAGTTCCCGATGAGCCCAATCTTAAAACAGGCACGGTGCCAGATGTTAACTGTGTGGCATTGAGTGCTGTGAGATTTGTCCCACTAGCCGCTGGTAATGTAGCTGGAAATCTTGCATCTGGTATAGTACCTGAAGTTAGTTCTGTAGCGTTCAACGCAGTTATCAAAGTCCCAGTGCCACTAAAACTAGTAGCAGTCAACAATCCAGCATCTGATATGCTAGCACTGCTGACCTGTATGATTGTACCTGTTGTGCCATCATATCGAACAATCCGATTGTCTACATAACTGCCTCCGGCACTAAGCACATCGCCTGACCCAGCTCCTGACGCTCCTGTTGGGCCGATTGGCCCCTGCGGCCCTGGAACACCCACAGCACTGGTCTGCTGATAAGTGCCGTCTGGAAATACAATGGCATTTCCAACTATGATATCACTGTCAAAAGACACTGTGGGAGTAAATGTGATAGCGGAACTATCTGCTGAATCTATAGTGGTTCCCACAAAGGTGATAGTGCCTGTGCTGGTAGTCGAATTGATGGTATATATATCTTGGCTGGAATCGTTGTCAAAGCCGATGGTTATGTTTGTGCCTGCAACCAAGGCTATGGAATTTGGTAGACTAGCTGCTACACTAGCTTCGCTGGCCACAGGTACCCAAGCACCAGCATGGGCATAGTATAATTTTCCTGTGTCATGCACATGTGCTACCATACCGTGATAATCCACAGGAGATACTTCTGCGTTAAGATCTGCTAGAGTATCCCAGTGGAATCTGATACGATTTTTTTGACCTGTAACGTTGATAATTCCGGTCAGTGACAAAGTACTGGTATTTGCAGTCCATGAAAATTCTGTCAGATCATTGACTTGAGAACCATTGCTGGGATAATAGGCTATTTTTCCAGCCACCCCCGATTGAACTCCACCGCTGAATCCTGCCGAATTAGCTTTGGCTAAGAAATCTGCATTAGACACATTAGTGAGATTAGCCTTGGCAAGATTTACACCGCCAACTATAGATCCGTTATACAGTCTTAGGGTATTTGAGGATTGATCATAAAATATCTCACCGCGAATACCTGATTTTCTATCAAGAAAATCTGTATCTCTAGGTATGATTCTTACTGCGTCAAGTACTGGGATCTTTGCCATATTAGTATTTATTCAGATTAGTAATAACGAGTTTTAGCCAAATAATCTATGTATGTTGCGATGCCTTCATGCACTTTGGTAAAACTTTCAACATCTACACCCGATTTTGTTAATAATTTCGTATCAGCTAATGTATTTATTTGATACTGTTTTTTAAGATCATCAGGCATATCTACAAATCTTTTTTTGCCTTTGTTTGTATTAGATATTACTAGATCTGCTACAGTTTCAAAATCTATGTTGGAGCCACTGCCGAGATCATAAATTCCAGGTTGATAATTTTCAAACATAAAATGATATATAGTTTTTGCTATATCTTCAACCCATACAAAATCTCTAAAATAATTCTTGCTATTTTCAAATATTTTTATTTCTTCAGTTTCTTTGATTTGATTAAACCAGTGTAAAATTGTAGAAGCCATTCTGCCTTTGTGATACTCGTTAGGCCCATATACATTGAACAATCGAAGGACAACTCCTTCCACTTCATTTTCACTGAGTAGTTTGCTGAATGCGTATTGATTTATCGGGCCGTGGCCGTTGCCATACACTGATGCGCTAGAAGTAAAAATAAAAGGTATTTTGCGTTGTTTACAAAATGCATTCCATTTCCTTGTAGATTTAACATTTGTTGTATAAATTGAACTCCAATTTTTTTCTAGGGTATTAGCATTGGCACCGATGTGTATAACTCCGGTGATATCTTCATCGATCGAGTCGATGTCATTTATAGAAACAAGTCTTTTGTACTGTTTACCTATGAGATTTTTGTATTGATTTTGGTAGGGCAGATCATCTACTATAAGAATATCAGTGATTCGTTGGGAATTTAAGTATCCTAATAATACACTGCCGATAAATCCTCCAGCTCCAGTTAGTATAATCATTTGATTTCTTCCATACGTGGTGCATACACACCTATATGTTGTACTGTGATAGCCGCTGCCTTGTTTGCAAATATAACAGCTTCATTCATTTTATTAGTCTCTAAAAATTTGTATGCAAGAGCCGCTAAGAATGTATCACCCGCACCGCATACATCAGTCACATCTCCCACAAGCTCAGCAGGAAATACCCAATCACTCCATTCAGCACCATCACTGCCGTGAGTGATAATTAAATATTCTGGGTCAGGTAAACTTGTTGCACGACTTTTCTCTAATGCATTAATCTTAACGTAGCAACCTTTTAATCTTGCTAGATCTGTTTTCTTTGTATCAACAAAGATGGGTACGTTTACTTCTCGAACCAGTTCTTCTATGAGTTCGTAAGTCACTGTGCCTTTGTTGTAGTCGCTGATTACGATAGCATCATACACAGGAGGTATTGCTGTTTCAAACGTGATGGGATTGGACTTAGCATCTTTATCTATACGCAGTAATTGTTGTTTAGTGCGTTCATCAATCAATCTATTTTTCTCACTAACTCCGTCTTTGTCTCTTAGGAAATCAACATCACATCCCAATGCTTGTAAATTTTCTCGTACATTACCCGCCATACCATCTTTGTAAATGGTATAGTGTGGTTCAAAAATGGGTACAGGTGCTTCAGGACTGATGCGTTTCACATAACCATATGTGTAAACATCATTACAATCATCACCGATTAATAATATCTTGTATTTTGTTTGTAGTTGAATATTTTTCAAATCTTGCATAAAATTTAATTTCTCTACAGTATTCCGCTCCAATAATTTTTTTATCTTGATAGTCACTGCCTTTGACCATTACGTCAGGTTGAAACTCTTTGATGAGATTTTCTAATTCTTGATCTGAATCAAAAATTTCTACTCGATCTACAAATTTCAATGCCGATAAAAAGCTGCATCGTTCGTATTCATTATGTATAGGGCGTGAATCTCCCTTCAGTTGCTGTATTCGACGATCGCTGTCAGTGAGAACCAACACATAACTCTGAGGATAACTTCGTGCATATTCTAATAATTTCAGATGTCCGAGATGGAGAAGATCAAATGACCCGTTTACAACGACTCGAGTCATCGTTGACTATCACCGGGAAATATTCTAAAATTATCTTCTACAGAATCTGGTGTACTTACTTCAATTATAATTGAATTGTCTTCCAATGCTTCGAGTTGATGTGGCAATCCTGCAGGATTATGCCAATTATCACCTGTGTTTAAGATTTTTTCGTGTATCGTGGCAGTCTTTGTGTCTATATATCTCAATAAGAAAAGACCCCGGTTGACGTTCCAGCTTTCATCTTTGACGAGATGATAATGCATACTGAACTTGTTACCGGCCTTGGCGAACACAAGATATTTTCCACAGTATTGGGCAGTCGAAGAAAATATTATTTCGTGTCCCCAACCTTTTTCTATTTTGCCAAATAATTTCATTTACATATCCTATTATACAATGTTAACATGCTATGCAAATAATGTCAATTATTCTATCCAAGGCAAAGAGTCTGCAAATTGCCAAAGATTTTCAAAAATCTGTGTTTTTTTCTTAAGATCTCGATTTGCAAATGTATTCAGTTTTATAATAGTGTCTACGCCATGGCCTGTTTTAACTAATACAGGTACAGCTTTTATTTTTTCAGCTGCTTTCAAATCGCTGATCTTATCCCCAACATACGCACCGCCCTTAAATTTTATTCGCTGCTCTTCTTCTGCACGTTTAAACATACCAACATTAGGTTTGGCGTAGACATCTTGTTTTAAGTTTGTAGTACTATAATAGATACCATCAATGCTAGAACACCCTGCTTTGCCTAACAATTCTAGCATGTATTGGTGTACTTGATCAACCTCTTCAACAGTCATTTCCCCTCGACTAATTCCGGCTTGATTTGTGAGGATTGCGATATTATATCCCTTGCGGCGCATCAACGCAACTGCTTCAAGACTGTTTGGTATTGGAATAAACTGAGACGGATGAGTTACTGCGGTGCCCATGTCTTGATTGATAGTGCCATCGCGATCTAACCCTATAGTAATTGAATTTTTAGTCATAATAAAAGAGCCTCACTAGTATATAGTACAGGCTCTTTAAGTGGATGCTATTACTGATCCGGAACTTCTACCTCTACAATAACCGTAGCTGGCGACCATTCTGCAGCAGCAGCTTCAGCTTCTGCTCGTGTAGCGTATTCAATAGGGCCTACCCAAGTAGTTCCTTCTTTTTGATACGTTTTCCACTCCATTATATTTGGATTAGCAGATGTGGGGCGTTTGATAATGAATTTTTTCATATGTTAATCTCCAAATAAACACTACAGTTATTTATCACTAGATGTATTAAAGAAAAAAACCTGGGTCAATCTTCCAGTTTCTTTGCTGTTTCCAAATCCAGAAATAAGACTACGATGAAACATTTTACCGTTGTACAGTACAAGCCTATTATATACGTTTCCAATAGTAGTAATCAGTTCCCACTGCGTTTCATCTTTAGCATTTATGTCAGTGTTTGGGCCGATATAAGTCTGGGTCGATATGTGCCTAAATATTCCGGTGCCGGCATTAACCGGAGCACCTGGAGTTAGATACAGAATACCGGCCCAATCGGTTTCGTCGCAATGTAACCATGTTTTTTCATCTTCTAAACATAGTTGAAATTGTAGGCTGTCTTGTTCCCAACCTAATATACGCTTGTTAAGTATAGATTCAATCTTTTGTTGTATGTGATCTGCGTAATCTTCATCAGCACGATCACTTCGATAGCCTGGATACATTCCTTTTTTAGAAATGTCTATTTCTAATACTGAATTTCTAACAATGTCAGGATTGTCTAAAAAATCGTCAATAATTATAGTATTAATTTTCATATAAAAAACATCTGTGCCAGTCTATATAAATCATTTTCAAACATTCCGGGCTTAACATACGCAGTGTGTAAAATATTTTGTTCGTACAATACCATTCGATTAAATTTCATCTCAGCTAAAAATATTTTGTCCCACGGACCAATGCTATCTGAAACATAATGTTCTTGTTTGCCAATTTCTCCAGATTGCGGGCCTTCTTGACTTCCGTTATAAGTATAAAAACTTGTGCCGCCATTGCATTCGTTAGGAGTATTTAAATATATAGTTGCAGCAAATCTAAAATCTTCTCGATTATCAACATGCGGTACTATTGCTGGAAGATTTGTAGTTTGAAGTACATTAACACAAAATGTTGCTGATTTAAAAATTTCATTCAAATTACTATTTGTTAGATTCCGTTGTTCTTCTGGTAAAAATACATTACGTATTACCTCGTCAAACACTACAGCAAAATTTTCTAAATTATAAAACGCATCTATTCGACTACCTGGCAACCCGCCTACTATTCTTGAATTTCCAGTAGGTGGAATAGTCAGTGCTAGCTCTCGAACCATATAAGGATTTTTATAAAAATTATCTATTATTACAATTTTAGATTTGTTAGGGCCAAATGTAAATGTAGTAGCAGACAGATCATCGTTTATTTCAAATACCTCTGTTTCGTTAATAATATTTTTCTTCATATTACTCTGCAATCTTAAAATCAAAATTAATAATACATCGACTTTTATAATTTACTGGTGAATTTCCAGAATGATATTGTAATCCATCAAAATATACACCTTCACCTTTTTTAGGAGTACTTGTAAATATTGCTTTTAAGTCTGGTTCATTTTTTGTCAGTGTAGTAGGTTGCGATGTACTTTCATATCGTTTGTTAAAAATTACAGTATCACCATCGCTGTCATCTACATAATAAACAAACGTCTTAAATGGGTCGGTTGACATAAGATCGATATGGGGCGGATTGTAATGATTTAAAGTATGATTTGGAATCTGTGAACTTAGTCGTAGCCGAAGGCGTATTAATTCAGTAATTTGAATGTTTAGTTTAAATTCTAAAAAGCGTAATATGGGTTTAAAATATTGATAAAAATCTGATTTGACATTGCCGTCTTCGTAACATACATGAACAAACGCAAACGCATCAGTTACCCGAGGGTCTTCAAATGGGTTTTCTTTGTCAACATAAATTTCTGGAGAATATTCGGCAATTTGCGGACGCCAATACCACGGCATGTTTTTTAAATTAGTTATAATTTCATTTTGATATGTTAACGGCATAAAATCTTTAACATATTCTACGGTTCCAGGAATGTTCTGACTATTCATAGTATTTCCTCTTATCCTGTAAATTCTATCCAGCCAGTAAGTAAGTATTTGTTACCGCTCAATGGAGGATTTCCACGATGCGTATGGGTAAATCCTGCTGGCCATATTACCAATCTGCCTTGCTCTGCTTTAACTCGTTGTTGCTGATACAAAAATTCAGTTTCTCCGCCTTCTTCTACAGTATTCACATACAAACTCCATGCTAGAAATCTATGGGATACTATTGCGCTGGGGGTTTCGTAATGCCAAGTATGGTACCCTCCACCGGGCACTGTTTTTTGTAATCGCATACTACTTATTCCGTGTGTATCGGTGTCCGCTAAAATGCTATATCGATCAACATATTCAGAATAACATTTCCAAAACTGAGAAAGAAACTGCTGAACCACTGTATTTTTGCTATTAAACATTATAGCAGGCTGTAGTAAAAATGCTGTTTCATCATCTTTGACGTGTGCTTTGCCCTCATTAAGTTCTTGCCTTGTATATACTAGGTCGTATGATCTTAACATTTCAAAATAATCAATTAGTCCTTCACAGTCATCTGCTGCAACAGCATTATCAAATATTCCTATAAAATTATCCATTAGCTATCCGTTGTTTAAGAATTTCTAAATATTCGATATGCGGAATTGAATCGTTTGTTTTGTTCAACTCAGTATCTGCGTGTGAGGATATTAACTGTGATAATTGATCAGCAGCTAAATTTGTTTTTTTACCTAGCGGAAGTCCCATTTGTATAAGCCAACATATCCAGTTAGTTCCTGAAAATACAAATCCTTGACTGCCAACTGACAATTTTTCTTTGTCCGATATCATGTCATTTTCAAATTGTTTCTGACGGCTCGATATAACTCGTGTATCTTTGACCCATTTCCAAAATTTACTATCTTTATCAATGTTAGAATAGTGCATTCCTACAAAATCAATACAGTCTTCAAAATAACCAATCATTGTATGGTTGTAGATTTCTACATCTTGTTCTGTATAATAGTCAATGCCTAATCTAAATACCATCTGTTCTAAGCCAATAATAATTAATGCTACGCCAGTGCTTTCTAAGGGTTCTATAAATCCTGCGCTAAGTCCAATAGAAACTACATTACCGTGCCACATATTTTTATTGTAAAACGGAGTCCAATCAATTACTTTTAACTGATCTTTAGATATTCGATTGTCCCAGTAGTTAACAAAGAAATCTTTAGCTTCTTCTATGTCAGTAATATTTCTATTAAACACTAACCCTGAACCAATGCGACTCTGTACTGGAATATTCCATATCCATCCGTGCTCTACAGCAGATGATTTAACATATGGCAACATCTCTGTGTCTTTATCCTTATAAGGAACGTGCCCTGCTATAGCTGTATCACAAAATAATCTGCCTTCAACCGTTACCCTATCAGGACAATCATGTAATAGCTGTTTGAACCCAGTACAGTCTATGTACAAATCAGCTGAGATCGTTTGTTTATTTTTTAACACCAGTGTTTGTATTTTATCAGCATCTCTGACAATCTCAACTACTTCAGATTTAATACTTGTAACATTGCGTGTTGATAAAATCTTCTGTTGTATTAAATTAACTAATTTACTACAGTCTATATGATAAGCATAATTTCCGTGTTGCAATACTTCTACATCAACTTTGTTATGGTTGACTGATACATCATACATTGACAACCCGTGAGTTTTAAAATCTAAATCTTGTCTAGCAGACCATATGTCCATACTAGACACTCCTAAATTTTGATGCATAGGAAATGAAAATGGATGCCATACATCACTGTTATCTTCGCCCCATTCTGGAAATAATATCCCTGATTTAAAAGTAGCATCAATTTCAAAAAACCAGTCTTCTGGTTTAAATCCGCATTGCTCCATGATCTGGCCAAAGCCTAACAAGGTGCCTTCGCCAACACCCACAGGGCTACCAACTTCTTTATCAATGACTGTAATTGTATAGTCTGGTCTTTGATTAGATAAAAATGCCGCCGCTAGCCACGCACTAGTTCCGCCGCCAACTATGGCAATATTTTTAACATTATAGACATTTTTCATTCTTTAAAATCCTTTTTTAATATTAGGCCATTCAATTGTATCAAATAGTTTGTGCTGTTTACTTTGTAAAAATTTTTCAAAATGTAAACAATCCATAAATTCGTCATTGGATTTTAAAGTAACGCACTTATCAATAATTGCCTGTTGTTCTTCAGGTATTGTAGTTAATCCTAACGATGGCCTTAACAAATCGTTAAGCCATTGTTGATGTTGTAATGGACTTGGGTGGCCTTCCTTCCACGCTTCTTTATCATGCTTTGCTTGAAACCACCAGTATAAATGATCATACTTACTAGAATAAGGCATCAATGGTGCTATCCATACGTCCGCACGGTCTTCCCATATAGGGTTACTATAACTTTTAAACTCAGGATATCTGCTCCACAGTACAAAATCAGTAGACAGTTCGTTAGCATCAGCGGCTACACGTTCGTAGTTCCATAAATCGCGGTCTAAATCAGTACCTAAATTTCTAATATCGCCTATCGAAGTCATCCGCCATGTACACCCAATTGAATCTAATAATCCTTGGGTTAATAAAACGTAATTTAGCGTATGCATGACCCACGATCGTTCACAAAAGAATTTTCTGTACCATGCGTCGTCATAAAATTTAATATTCTTCGGGCTAAATGCATTACCATTAGTTTGCCATCCGGCTTCACTATTGATAGCAGTGTCGTTATGCCAATCATAACGTAACGTTGTTGACCACTGTACTATGATAGTATCATGTTCTGTAAAGTTATGTTTAGCATGAGCTTCTGCTACTCGCTCGGCTATTGCACGATTTCCGATTCCTACCCAGCCCCAGTTTTCATAATAATCGTACTCAACGCTAAGTAAATCTGACCAGGTGGGCCACATAAAAAATGTATAACTACATCCAAATGTGAATAATCTATATTTCATAGAAAAGTGTGAGAATTTAAATCAGCGCCAAAGTCAACTTTATTGGTCCAAAAGGTATTAAAACTTATTGTGCGACGAGTTTTGTGTAAAACTTGTAACGGCGGAACACCGTGAGTAAGATTACTATAAAATAAAACTAAATGGTGTTGTAAATTATTTTCTGTAGTTGACTTATCACCTACTAATGATTTTAAAGAGGTGTAGTAGTCAAGCTCTAGTAAACTATACGGAGGAATAGCAAAGTCTATGTTATTTCTAAACGTTAACTCGCAATTCTCGGGATGATTATCTAAAAATATAACACCACTAACTACTGAAAACGGATGACTATGCCACGGATGTTGTTCGCCGTGCTTCATAGAATTAACCCAACTAGAAGTCATTTTTAAATCAAACTCAAACTTCATAGGAAAAACATTTGAAACAAATGTTTTACATTCCGTTAGGATGTCTTGTTTGATGTCTGGTAACGTATTGTCAAAAAAATCTTTGCTTTGAGTAATATCATAGTTACCTTCTTTTACTGTAGGCTGAGACTTGATAGCATTCTCGATAGAATTCCAGTCCCATTTTGGATGAAAGTCTTTTATCAGTATTAAAGGCGGTTGAATTAACGGTAGAATAGTGTCCATGGAAAATATTTATAAGGAAAAATTTAGGGTATATTATATTGTGAATATATACAATATGAGCAAACACATCGTACCACTGTTTAGTGTACCAATTCTTTATCAGTTAGATTCTGGACGAAGATTATCGGTTGACGAATTGGAAATTATATCGTCATTAGAAAGAGAATCTGTTCCTAATAAATTTAGTAAAAATCGTAATATATTGGAATTGCCAGGACTTGAAAAATTAAAAACATTTTGTCAGAATGCTGTCGACGAGTACGCTACCGAAGTATGTAAAGTTACAGATGAATTTTATATCACAAATTCGTGGGCTACAAAAAACTTAACATCTGTTGACCATCATAAACACGCACATCCTAACAGTATTTTTAGTGGAGTATATTATTTTCAAGCAGAAAAAAATGCATCTCCAATGTCAGTACATTGTAAATCTCCTATCTTTAAACATTTTGCTCTAGATTACCATTATTCAGGGTACTCGATGTTTAATAGCAACGACTGGAGTTTTCCAGTACAAACTGGCACACTAATTATATTTCCAAGCTGGTTGGAACACGGGTCTGCTCCAAATGAATCAAGTATGCCAAGACAACTAATTGGATTTAACTCTTTCGTTCGAGGAAAATTTGGAGGTTTAAATTACTGTAGTGATTTAGAACTGGCGTAGTCTGTATCAATACATCCTAGAATCCAATTAGCCCGTGCGTACCAGCCTGACTTTTTCTCAAAGTCATCATGCAACTTAGTATAGTATTTACAATGGTCAAATAAAACCGAGTTTACTTGTATTGCCCATTGTTCGTCAGGTGTTTTATTTAATTTAGGTGCTAAGATTTCAGCAAGCCAGGCGTAATGGGCTATGGGAACTGGATGTTCATCTACTTGTGACTTTTCATCTATATCGATTAGTGTTTTTCTCGGAAAGTCGTATTGCGAAAAGAATGAATCTAGTGGCGGTAAGAAATTTTTATGCTGTAACAATGGCAAATAATTTTTAAATGCGCGAGGCCATCTGTTCAAGTCGTGCGATATATCATGCATGCTGGTCATATACCAAGTACAAGGTAACGATTCTAGTAACGTTATAGCCAACTTAATAAAATTTAAAGTGTGCATAACATAACTTTGTTCTTCCCATATACTGCCAATCCAACATTTATTAAAATCAGGTGCGGCCAACATATTGCCGCCCTGTGCCCATCCTTCGGGCAATCCAGGCCGTGGCTTGTGCATGTCAAATCTATGAAGGTCTGACCATTGGACAATAATGGTATCGTCCGCGGTGATTTTATTGTTAACTATACACTCGGTAAGTCTTTCTAGGATTGCTCTATTTCCAATTCCGCCATTGCCCCAATTTTCAAATTCGTCATACTCTCGTCCTAGCATATCAGCCCACGTGGGCCAGTAATATCTAGTAAAGCTACAACCAAATGTAAACAATCTTTTTGACATTACAGAAATCCTTGTTTGAACCCGTCTAATAAATCGATTGATCGGCCTGTTTGAAAAAACTCAGTTATTCTATGGGCTAATATAAAATGATTATCCGGACTTAAATGATTAGCACGAGTATCTCCGTTATTTTTATCATACCATTGTTTCCGAGCTTCATCAGACACGAATTCGTTATTACAAATATCGGTTAATGTTCCTCGAATTCCGTGGATTACATGGAATCCAGGCAATATTAAAATTTTACAATCTGCTAATTCTTGTGTTATCCTTTCTAACGCCTTAGATAGCATAAAATATCGCATTTCGTCCAGCTCGTCTCGATGAAGATGCGTTATGTACATATTAACAGCTTCAGCTTGTTCTTTAGTAAGCCAGCGATCAATATCTGTTACATAAAAATTTGAAAGCTCGGGGTGATCTTTAATAAACCATTGTCTACTGCTGTTAGTTAATTGTACAATAATACAATCGCCGGATTCAAATTTCATCTGATATCTTAAAAATTGTTCAAGGATATATTCATTGCTTACGCCCCACTGGGCATGACTATGATATTCTTCAAAATTCAGACTGCCTGCTACTATTTCGTGCCATAGTGGTGGTACAGGACCGTGTCTTTCGTTAAGGGAAATCCGTGGAACACTAAAACTATCGCCAAAAACCCATAACGCCATGATTAATTTGCTATTTTAATTAGTACAGAATATTCAGGCAAGTACAAATATTCAATGTTGCTGTTTGCCAAAGTGCGTAGCGCATCGTCTAGTGTTTCAACCAACGGTTCGCCGCCCAAATTAAAACTAGTGTTGAACAACATAGGTATGCCAGTTGCTTTATAGAACTCATTAATTAGCTCATAGTATAATGGATTTTGTTCTTTAGTAACAGTTTGAATTCGGCATGTGCCGTCTATGTGAATTACGCTAGGAATCTTTTCTTCAATTCCAGGCTGGCAATTTACAGCATACATCATCGTAGGACTTTCTTTCATTCCTCTCAGATCAAACCACTCATGAGCATGTTCTGCCATAATACTGCCAGCAAATGGACGGAAATATTCTCGATGTTTAACGCTATTAACGTAGTCTTTACCATCTACAACACTTGGGTCAAACAATATACTGCGATTACCTAGTGCTCTAGGGCCGCTTTCACTACGTCCTTGGAATACTGCTACAATGTTTCTGTCTTTTAATAGATTTACAATATCACTATTTGTCGATTCGTATACTTCAGTTGCTTGATACTTTTTAGAAACAGCTAGTATATCTTCTTTAGAATATTCATAGCGTGGGCCTAAGTATAAATTATTTGCGTATGATCGAACTTTATCATCGTTAGTAGTTTGATGATACATTAATAGTGCGGCGCCAATACATGTACCAGCATCATTGCTGATCGGTTCAGCATACAAATTGATTCCTAATCTGTTTAGTTCTGTTAGATAGAAATAGTTAGCAACACAATTTAAACCATAACCGCCACTTAACACTACATTTTTATTACCACTAATTTCAACAGCTTTGATTATAAGGTCCAATACTTCTTGTTGGCTTTGTGTTTGTACAGCGTAAGCTAAATCTCTTCTATTATCTAACAGTGTAACATCTTGTTGACTTGTGTATATTTCTTCGGGTGTTTCTAATTCAGTGTAACGGTATTCGTTGATCTTAGCACCATTAGGATACGTGGGAATAACTAAGTTTCGATCTGCACTTCTCCACTTTCCTCCACCTGCATCTGTATATACCGGCGGAATATTTTTATTTTCTTTGCCGTAAGGGAATAGTCCCATAGTTTTTCCAGCTTCGATGGGTTGCCATCCGCAATACTGTGTCACTGCTTCATAGGCTTTGGTAATGCCTGCTGTATCGTCTAGGACTAATTCAAACGTGCCTCGATCCTCATCTTCAATTCTAGGAACATCGAGTTTAATTCCTCGCCACGGGCCGCGGCCGCCTTGGTGTTTGTATAATGTATTAAATGTAGACGGGTACGCACATTCAAATACTGATTCAAGTTCCCAAGTCATTTCAGTTTGACCGTCTATACTCATGGGAATAAATGTGCCAGCGCCGTCGACCACAACCGCAGTAGCTGATTCAAAGCCGGATCTATAAAAAGCACATGCAGCATGAAGCTTGTGATGTACTTTACTCATGTCTATTACTTGCGGATGATTTTGATTATTGCTATGTCTATCGATTAAACCTAGTTTTCTAGCCAGTCCAGTATATACATCATCTCCGCTGAAATCAACTCGGCCAGCATCCGACAACGGCTGGGTGTGTGCAATTACAAGATAATCTAACTTATCAGTATAATCTAAAATTTTAATCATTGTGGCAAACGGGCCACCGTCGTATTTTTGACGACTCAGTCGTTCTTCTTCTAAGGCAAATACAATCTGTCCATCTTTTAATAGACATACACCTGCGTTATGTCCGCGGGTTATTGCGGCAATCCATTGACTCATTGTCTATCCCCGTCAGTGTAAGAAACTGATAACGGTTTTAAAGATCCGTTACTAGCAGAAAATGCTGGAGATTGGGTCTGTGGCGCCGATGGTGGTGGACAACATGCAGCATCCTGTTGTTGCGGTGGTATAAACTTACCTTTAAATTTGGTTGATTTACCTAGTCGTTTTTTAATAGACACTAATATCTGTTGTACTTGTGCTTTAGATAATTCCATTGTTTCGTCATTTACACGATCTAACTCATCTTCCATGGAAATTCTAATAGGACTATACACTCGATTAGCTTTTCCAGCATCAATTATATCAAACTCTGGGCAATCAGGATACGAAATATTAATTGGAAATGTTGATCCAGTTACAATAGTTGCTGTTTTGTTAAAAGCTCGAGCTAGATGCTGACCTAAACTATCGCAACCAACAAAATGGTCGGCAATGTCAATAATTCCAGCCCATATACGCAAGTCATTTATTTGTAGCATAGCTACTGGATGCTTTCCTGTGTCTTTTTCTTCCAACGCAATCGGAAACTCGCTCATTAAAATAACTCCGTATTCTTTCTTAAGGTCATTAATTATTTCAACAGTATCTTTAAGATTAAAGCTGCGCGAGCTTGGGTCTACTACAAATTCACCTAGGTTTTGAACACTTCGACCAAACGGTTGAATCACAACAACTTTATCAAATCCTGTTTTAGATTTGACTTCTTGTACAATATTGTAAGACTGTACAACTTCCATTTTATTTAAAACAATCTTTGGTGCTGGCAGATTACGGACACCTTGATTATTGATGATAATGTCAAATGCTTGGGCTAGACTACATTTTTGATTATAATATTCCCATACTCGATATGGTTCTGGAGTAATCAGGTCTCGATGCTTTAGGTGCTGTTCGAACAAGCCCTTATGCCAAACATCATAAACTTTTTTATGAAGTGTAGGATGACCTTTATAAAAGTCAGTGCCGCCTTCACAAATGATGATAAAATCATCATTGGTTTCCGCCAATTTTTCAAATGCCGGAATTGAACAGACTACACGGCCTGCACCACCGTTAATAAAATATGCCTTAGATCTTGACAAGTTAATCTCCTAATTATACTATTATACTATCACTTAATAGAAATTGCACAATATTTATAGATAAGATATTCGAGTCAAAAAAAAGCAGCCGCTTTGGCTGCTTTTAAGTTTTGAGCATTAATCTCGTTTTAAACCACCTTCCGATACCGGAACAGTATCTGGAGTATGTGGAAACATGTAATATGCTATGCTTGGTGGTACATTGTTTTCTTGCATAACAGCTGGTAAATCGCGAAGTTTTTGACGATATATTTTCCAAACTTCTTTGACATTTTCTGGCATATCTTCAGCAATTTGTGAATCGCTGTTGGTTAACATTTTATTTCGATGATCTCTAATATCGTCCCATGTTAATTCTACGTCTTTATCCAACAGCTTTTGTGTTGCTGTAAATACTTGTAAAGTAGGTTGTCCTTCGATAATTTTAACACTATATCGGTTATAAATATCCTCAGGAAATAATGGTACAGAGTATTTAAATTGCGGATATCCTTCAATTACAGGACTATGTGGATGAGGTACAGATTCTTGACCTCTAGTTTCTTGAGTATGCGGTACAACAGGGCCACGTAACTGACAAATTAACGGATAAGTCGTACAGTCAAGTTCAAATAGTTGAGTATCTATTGGGATTGGTCGGCCGTCTGCCAAATCTTCCTCGCATAGGGGCCCGTGATTTTCGTAACCTGTAGCAGGATCAATCTGTAAAAATAGTTTGTCTGGACCGTCGTACGTGCATGTACGGGTCTTACCCTCGCTTTGTGAGTGATCTACCAAAAATTCATTTGGTAGTGGTAATTCGTATGTGATTGAAATCATTGGCATTTTATTTTTCCTCGATATTTTAAAAATATGTAATCTTAACTAATCCGGGGCCGCCCATGCCGCCTTGCCCGCACCATGCGCCGGCATCGCCACCGCAGAAATTTGTCATTGCTCCGTGGCCGCCCGTACCATAAGGCACAGTCCAGCAACCGCAACGCATTACACAACAAGTCAACTGAGTAGTAACTTGCCCACCAATAAATGGAGCTCCGGTTGATGTAGTGGCCGCACACCAACATCTACAAATACCTAAGCCGTTATTGTCAAACGTGCCTGGGTGATTACCCATGCCAAAATCGGCACCGTTGGCAGTTGGTCCAAGACAGCAACTATACTCAGAATTGCAAGCAGTTGACCAGTCTGTGTTAGCACAGCCGCCAGTACCACCAATTGCACAGAAGTTGGTGAGATTGAATCCAGTGACATAGCTAGTACATCCAATACATCCAACGCATTCAAATCTACAGCACGGGCCATTACCGGCAGCACATATGGTATACTGGCAACCGGGAGCAGTAGTAATTGATTTGGCTACATAGTAGCCGCCGCCGGCACCCTTGTAGTGGTGACATCTATCGCATTGACAAGCACCGTTACCACTGCCACCAGCACCCCATGCTTCAAAATATAATCGAGTAACTCGAGCGGGTACAGTAAACAAACAGCATCTTCCAGTTGAACAGGCACAAGGTTCTGGCCATATCCATAAAATATTCCATTCTGCTAGTGCTGCATTATTAATTGCAGTCTGTGAGATAGCACCGTCGAGAACGTTATCGACTGTTAGTTTTTTATAACTTGCATAACTTGCCATCTTTATTCCTATTAAAAATACGTAATCTTAACCAGTCCTGGGCCGCCCATACCACCTTGTCCGCAACAGCTTGTTCCGCAATAAGTTGCCATTGCGCCTTGACCACCGTGGCCATAAGGCACTGTCCAGCAACCGCAACGCATCCAGCAGTAACCTTGAATCTGCATACTAGATGTGCCAATCAATGGCGCACTAGTTGAGTTAGTCATAGTTCTATAACAGTGACAGCTACCTACGTCATATCTAAACCAAGTGTAGCCGAATGCTCCGGCATGAAGTCCAAGGCCAAAATTTCCGCCGTTATCTGTAGGACCTAAGCAACATTCCCACGCAGAAGTACATCCTGTAGTCCAGTCTGTGTTAGCACAACCACCAGTTCCGCCAATAGCACAGAAATTGCTTAGGTTAAAACCAGTAACATAGCTAGAACAGCCAATACATCCAGTACATTCAAATCTACAGCAGGGTCCATTGCCTGCTGCACACACGGTATATTGACAACCAGCAGCAGTAGTAATTGTAACATTATTATAATAGCCGCCGCCGGCGCCTTTGTAGTGATGGCAGCGATCACAAGTACATGCGCCATGGCCGCTGCCGCCTGATCCCCATGCTTCTATTTGAAGTGTTCTTACATTTGCTGGTACTGTGAATTGGCAGCATCTGCCAGTTGAACAGGCACACGGCTCTCCAAAAAACCACTGTACACCGTACTGTTTACGTGTACCTACGGCCAATGCTGTATCATTGATTGCTGCGGGTAATAGACTATCTGCGGCAACTACTTTTTTATAACTTGAATAACTAGCCATTGATCTATTCCGTTAATTAAATGTTACTTTTACAACACCAGATCCGCCGGTGCCGCCTTGGCCGCAACAAGTGCCGCAATAGTTTGTCATTGCACTTTGTCCGCCTGTAGCATACGGCACACTCCAACAACCGCAACGCATCCAGCAGTCGTATGTTTGCCCCATTGTGCCGTTTCCGCCGCTTAAAAATGGAGCACCAGTAGTACAAAATTGTTTGTGAAAACAATGACACAACCAGTTGCCGTTCCATGCTCCGCTGTGATTACCCATGCCAAAATCACCGCCATTATTAGTTGGTGTTAGGCAGCAAGGGTAACACGAATACAATGCATCGGGCCAGTTTGTGTCAGCAATACCTTGCTGTCCACCGATAGCGCAGAAGTTACTTAGGTTAAATCCTTGTACGTAGCTAGTACATCCTTGACAGCCGACACATTCAAAGCTACAGCAAGGATATACTCCGCCTGCACAGATGGTATAGACACATCCTGGTACTGTTGTGATTGTTCGAGTATTATAGTATCCGCCCTGGGCGCCTTTGTATCGATGACATCTGTTGCATGAACATGCGCCGTTGCCGTTACCACCAGCACCCCATGCTTCAAAGGTCACACGCTTAACTCCAGTAGGCACAGTCCATGCACAGCAACAGCCGCCAGTAGTTGCACCCGGAGTGCCTCTAACCCAAAATACTCCGTAGGTTTTTCCAGCGGCAACATCGAATTTAACATCAGTCAATTGGCTGTCTGCTGTAAAGTTTTCGCTGCTGACTTTTTTATAACTTGAATATGATGCCATAGTTTCTTCCTCTATTAGATAGAGAAGATCCTCCATCCAAAAGTATCACCTGAAAATATCAGTTCAAAAGCCGCTGATTCAGTAGTAACTGTTAGATCAGCTGCATCACCTTGCATTAGTTTTCCGTTTCTAGCCACAGTAAACGTATTTGTATCAAAAGTTTTTGCAGCATCAAGAAATCTAATTGTATCTCCCACTGCAGGACTGGCGGGCAGTGTGGCTGTAACTCCGCCTGAGGTAGTATTAACAAAATATCCGCCAAAATTCACAGCGGAAAAATTAGTTGCTACTGTAGAATATGTGAAACTCTTAGGAGTCTGCCAAGTCAGCGTACCAGCTGTGTCGCTGGCAGCAAGTACTAGTCCTGCTGCGGTTGGAGTCACGTTTGGTAAAGTAATTGTGTAATCTGTTGCCACAGTCGCCGGAGCCTGGACCGCCACATAATTTGACGAATCAGCATCTGCGAATCTTAGATCGTTTTGAGCTTGTATTTGAGCATTTGCTGTGATAATTAATCGGCCAGTGCCTGCGGGACTGAGTTCAATGTCAAGATCACTAGCAGCGGATATCACTGTGTTAGTGATGTTAACTCCGCCTGCCGCGCCACCGACTTCACCTGTTGTAATTTTTCTTGACATGTTTTTTTCCTATATTAAGCAGTTGCAGTTTCAATACCGTAGGTCACAGCACTTACACTTGCTGCATTTGAACGAACCACAAGTAATTTTCCAGCATCCATTACAATCCCGGTTCTTTCCAACACACCCTTTGCAGCTAGACTAACATCGTATTCGATAAATTCAGAATCTGCGGGCGTGGCTGATGCTGCCACTGCTATTCGAACAGTGACAGCCGATGCGCCTCTGTTTACAATATTCACAGTGATCACTGAGAATGTATTTGCGGGCACTGTATACAGTGTGGTGTTGGTAGCTGCTGAGAGATCTGCTACTCCTAGTCTTCCTGTTGCCATAATTTATTTCTCCATGTTGTATTTATGTTAAAAAGTAGTTGAATGCTATAGGTAACCCAATGACTCCGCCTCTGAATTCAAAGACTGCATTCATCTTGATTGGACCTGTAGTTGTAGTAGTTATCACATTTGAGCTGATAAAAATACTACCTGCTGTCACAGAGTTAACGTTCAACGATGCACCACCGCCACCAATTTGACCAGCAATAAATGCTTTGATTGCTCGCTGTGTGGGTACAATATTGTCTGAATCAGCAGTAAAGAACGGATCTGTTGAAAATTCCGTGATAGTAGCCGATCCGCCACCCAGTGTTACGTTGCCCAAGTTAAGTTCTTGCAGGCCTGAAATATTAAATGCATCGGCATTTAGAGTAGCAATACCAGTGCTCTGTTCGATAGCAAACAAGTCACCCACTCGGAAGTTACCGTCTTGGTCTGTTGAGGTAAAGAACACTCGCCCGCCACCTGATTCTACAGTTTCGTTGGCAGAAATTGGAACTTGCAATGGCATTCCCGGATAATTAGTTTCGATGAAATTACCTGTGCCTATATCCAAGAAGTCGTGTCCTGTAAGTCGAACTTGACTGTATTTCAGTCGCATAGTGATATCTGCGCCGTCGGGCGGAGCGTCTGATATGGTCAGTTGTGGACTGATCTGAAGAAACGCTGTGTACGATCCATCATTCTCTCCAAGGAAAGTCACCACATTCACTAATTTAAACACTCTGTCTGGCAAATGGCTGAATACCACATTTGATCCAGGTGTAGGACGTTCACTAAGTCGGCGGCTGGCCACAAACGAGCCTGTTTGGAATAAGTCTGAATACCCATCCCCTACATCTACTTCACCGCTGCCTGTGACAAATTGTGATCCTCTGTTGGCAAAACTGGGGTTTGCTAATACACCACTGTTCTTTCTCACAGTAACCGGAGCTTCGAATGTATTGTTAGGATCAGTGAATGTGATTGTCGGCACAGTGGTATAACCTGATCCCGGTTCTGTGATATTAACCTGGAACACTTTGTTAGCAGCTACTTTGGCACGACCTCTAGTGGTAGCACCTGTTCTAATATAAGTTGCTACATCACCTGTGCCGGCTCCAACTCCTACGAACAGACCGTATCTATCTCTATTACCAAAAGTGATTGCTGAGAACCCGCTGGCTGCTGTGGAAGTAGTTCTAGTAGTCCAAGTGATACCATCGGGTGATGTTGCTGCTGCTGTGGTTGTGCTCGCGGCAAGGAATAGTCCCTGTCCGTATGTGACTTTGGTCCACGATGCTGTGGCTGGTAGTGTACTGGCTGTCCATGTTATACCATCTAAGCTGTAGGCAGCTATGGTTCCGCTAGTGTTTGAAATAGCAACGAATCTGTTGTTGCCATAGGCGATGCTGTTCCAGTTAGAGCTAGAAGGCAGTGCTCCTGCAGTCCATGTGCCTGTGACTGTGGTCGATGTAGCATAATTTGCCACTGAGGTGCCGCTCTTGATAGCTACAAATTTGTTTTTACCGTAGGCAATAGCTGTAAATCCAGTGGTAGTTAATGTACCTGTCTGATCCCAGTTTTCACCGTCGTTGCTGATTCGCACTGTGGTCACATCGCTGCTGACAGCTACAAACTTTTGAGCACCAAACGCTACATCAACCCATACAGCAGAAGTCTGCATACTAGTCGCAGTCCAAGTTATGCCGTCGTCACTGTATGCACCTGTGGTATTTGCTGAGGTACCTGCTACTGCGACAAATTTACTGACTTTGCCCACTGTAGATCCATCTTCAAACAGCCCTGCAGCCACTGCAGACCATGCTGCTCCACTAGGCATCAAGCTGGCTCTTGTATCCCAAGCGATTCCATCTTCTGAGGTTGCACCCACTGTGCTTCCACTGCGTAGGGCTACATATCTGCCGCCGATGCCGTAGCCGCTGTGATCAAAATCTAAGATAGCGCCTGTAGCGGAATTTACTGCGGTGATTGTAATTACTAGATCGTTGGCAGTACTAAGGCCGCCAAGACTGGTGCCTAGTATAGTTATAGTCTGTAGTCTTGCGTAACCTGTGCCTGCTGCCTGCAACGAAGGTATATACTTCCATCCATTACGTATCACTGTAAATGATGCACCAACTCCTGACCCCGAGTAAGTGCCTGTTAATGTAGTGTACACAGCAGCAGTTTCACCGTACTTTACAGCTCTCCATGCTCCGCTGGTTGGCAGTGTAGCTGCTGTGCTGGTGTATCCTGGCGCAGAGAATGTAACTCTAGGCTCTATGATATATGTGGTTGATGCATCTGGAGAAACTATCGCCGTACCTGCTACCAAATGATCAAATCCTGCTGTACCGTCGGATTCTTTAACCAACCCAGCTACCTTTGTACCTGAATTATATGTGGTTATGATACCAAACTGACCAACGCCCGCTCCACCAGTGAGCACTATCTTCATGCCTATGTAGGCAGTGCTAGATTCGCCGTCTGTGGCAGCGATAGTAATTGAGGTAGAAGTGCCACCTTGTGCGGTGTTGGAGTTTGTGATGTAACCGAAGCCTCCAAGATTACCGTCTGCTTCTGGAGCGTCTGTACTGTCTTCGACAAGATCTAACATGCGAACTTCAAATACAGCATCATCACGGAATTCGTCTGTTTCAACAACTTGCCCACTGCCGCCACCAGTTAGGGTGTAAGTGACTTCTGTATAATCTATACCTGCGTTTTGGAATTCTATTTGCAGTAGAGCAGATCCGTCAGTTATCACACGATCAATTACAGCTTCAAACTGTAGTCTGTTGTCCACTATGCCAGTGTCTGGAGTTTCTGTTGCGTCAAAACCTTCTGCCACAGAACCAAAATCACCGTATGAATTGTTGCCGTTGGTAGCTCTAATACGTCCACCATTTTCTGCTAGATAGGCAATGTGTGCATAATATGAGAACACCGATACTAATTCAGCACGACCATTGTTGGTAATCCATGCGCCAATGCCATCTGATATTACCTGGGTGAAGTCATTGGAAACAATACTATCATTTCCGCCGTTGTGCAGGGCTCCGTCGATCTTTTGACCGATGGCTGCTGTACCTAATGTAGTCACTCCCTGTACATATGGAGAACGTGTGATGATCCATGTACGATAATCTTCTGGACCCCAACCTGGATCCAACGAACAATATGCTCCTGCTGACACTCTCGATGTGCCGTATTCGTTTTCTGCCAACAAATCCCCAGTAAGGCCTTGCAGTGTTTGATCTCTTACACCAGTGGCGTCTCTGAGATAATACATGTCTTCTTCCAAGCTGCCTGTTACGCTATTAGCGTAATATCTAGCTGCGTATCTAGATTTGTAGTTGCCTGGATATTTCAAATCGTATTTGAGTGCATCAATATAGGTGTTGACATCTCTGAGACAGGCTGTGCTGCTGTAGAACAGAGCCACTGTCATCGAACCACTGCCGTTGCTGGCAATATCAAACGCTGTGTTTGAATCTCTTGTGGTAGCGATCTTAAAAGTTGTGCTACTTACTACATTCTGTACATAGTAGGTAGTAGTTGTGTTCACTCCACCAAACACTGTGCCTGAGAATCTAATAGCAGCATTTCTTGTCATCCAAGAAGTAGATGTGCAGGTGAATATATCAGTGGCTGCTGTAGCGGCAGTGACTGTGGTAGTATAAGTTGAATCGATGTAAGCATCAATTTCTGCTACAATATAGTCTCTGTTGCGCTCTAATTGTAGCACAGCATAGTCTGCCATTCTGTTGCCTGTGGCACAGCGACTACCTTCATTAGTGGCACCGTAGACAATATCATCTACCATGGTCATTAGTGTTTCAATACGAGCCTGTGCTGTGGCGTTGCCGCCTACGTTGGCCAGTGCTTCTGTCTTGGCATTAGTTAATGCATCTCTAGTAATGGTTTTTTGGTTACCAACAAACACATCAACTGCTGAAGCTCTTAGATATGAATATGCTGCTTCTCTAGTTTTGAAATTGCTG